GCCACTTAAACACCATTGCCAGCGCAGCCATCGCGCTGACCATCCGCGCCTCTGGCCGCGAAATCACTTAAAGGAGAAACAGCATGGACAAATTCATGATGATGCCCAAGGGCTTTATGGGCCTGCCGATGGAGGAGGAATTCATCACCGCAGCCGAGAACAAGAAGAACACCCAGGTCGTGATCGACGACTGGATGCTCGGCCCAGAAAACCCCAGCAACGAGCCCACAGCCAACAAGGTGTATTGGGTCGCGCTGGGCAAGGCCATGCAAGTCGATGAGAAAGAAGCCCGTCGTCGTCGTTGCAGCAACTGCGAGTATTACGACAACAGCACCATGACCCAGGCCAAGATGGAGCGCATCCCGCGCAACGATTGGGACATCGATGCCGGTTTCCGTGGCTACTGCAACAAATTCGATTTCATCTGCCACGATCTGCGCTCCTGCCAGGCATGGGAAGAACGCGAATTCGAGATGGATTGAACAGGCCGTGCAAATGTGGGACAATCGCCGCACTGAGCTGTCCGAGCTGCCAGTGGCTCACCCTCTACAGGAGTGCCCAATGAGCAACATCACGACTCAGGAAATTGAAAAGCAAGTGCCAGCCGCGCACCTGCCAATCTACCGCCTCGAAGCTGAACTGCTCAAGCTCCCACAGGTTGAAATGCCGGTCGATCATGCCTTCTGCAATGGCCTCTATGCTCGCACTATGCACATCCCGGCGGGCACAGTCCTGACTGGCGCAGTGCACAAAGAGGAATCCTTCTTCTTGGTTCGCAAAGGCCAATTGATTGTGAGCACCGACAACGGCCCCAAAACCCTTGGCACTGGTGACATGAGCGTTTCTAAGATCAACACCAAGCGTGCTGGCATTGCTCTGACAGATGTTGAAGTGACCACATTCCACGCAAACCCCACCAACGAACAAGACCCGCACGCTTTGTGGGACATGTTCACCATTCCAGCGCCAGCACCAGCCCTCGGGCTTGTCCAAACAGCGCACATGGAGGAATCAAAATGACCTTCGGACTAACTGGCGCAGCACTGGCAGGCATTGCCGTCGGTGGCGCGACTCTCGTTTCTGGCTACATGCAGGGCGAAGCAGCCAAAGACGCAGCCGCAGTGCAGGGCGCAGCATCAGAGGCAGGCATCCAAGAACAGCGTCGCCAGTTCGACAAAGTTCAGGAACTGCTCAAGCCCTACGCAGAAGCAGGCACAGGCGCACTCTCAGCGCAGCAAGCCTTCTTGGGTCTGCAAGGCCCAGAAGCCGAACGTGCGGCCATCGAGCGCATCCAAGGTGGTCAAACTTTCCAGGCCTTGCAACAGCAGGGCGAGAACGCCCTTCTGCAAACCGCATCTGCCACTGGTGGCTTGCGAGGTGGTAATCTGCAAGGCGCACTCGCTCAGTTTCGTCCTGCCCTGCTTTCCAACTTGATCGAGCAGCAATATGGGCGACTTGGTGGTCTTACCACCCTTGGCCAGAACGCAGCAGCAGGCACTGGTGCAGCAGCTCAGACCATGGGCACAAACGTAACCAGCCTACTCGGGCAACAAGGCGCAGCAGCAGCTGGCGCTGAGATCGCCCAGGGCAAAGCATTCGGAGCAATCCCATCCGCAATTTCAGGCGGCCTCGGATTATTCAGCGGCCTTGGAGGTAAATTCTGATGCAACCCATCAACTACGGTGTCGAGATCCAAGACCCAACGCAGTCGTTCCTGAGCGCATTCCAAACTGGCGCGGCCATCCAGGACACCAGGCTCAAACAAGAGCAGCAACAGCAGCAGATGGCAAATCAAAAGCTCATTCAAGAGGGCTTTGCGAAGCTGCGCCAGCCAGGTGCAACAGCAGCCGATTACGCCAACCTTGCCATGGTCTTGCCAGAAACCCAGGCTAAGTCTGTGCGTGAGAGTTTCAGCATGTTGTCAGGCGAGCGTCAGCAGAACGCCTTGCAGCAATCTGGCCAGGTTTTCTCTGCCTTCAAAGCAGGCAAGCCAGAGATCGCCATCGGCCTTCTTGATCGCCAGATTGAAGCCAAGCGCAACAGCGGCGACAACGAAGGGGCCATGTTCCTGGAGACTTGGCGCGACGTGGCCAAGGAAAACCCAAAAGCAACCGAGGATTATTTCGGCTTCACCATCTCGCAGATGCCTGGCGGTGACAAGGTAATCGAAAGCGCAGCCAAGTTGGGCGGAGAACGCAGGGCAGAAGCCGAAGCCAAGCCAAAGTTGGCAGAGCTTGAAGCCAAGGCACTTTCAGCAGGAGTGGCGGCAGAGTTTGCTAGACCAATGGCAGTTGCTGAACTTGCAAAAACCAAAGCCGAAACACTCGCACCAGCCGTGCGCGAATCCATTGATTTCGCAAACTTGAAGCCCGAGCAACAAGCAACATTTCAGTCGCTGCAAATCCTCAAAAAGCCACCAGCAGCAGTCACAAACGTCAACGTGTCAAACGTAGACAAGACAGCAGCAGCAGAGCTTGGAAAGCTGGTCCCTGATCTCTACAACCAAGCCAATTCAGCAGCAACCCAGCTTAGTGAGTTGCCACGCTACAAGGCTGCATTAGATGCGGCAATTACCGGTCCGTTTGCAGAGCAAAGGCTTTCGACTGCACGTGTTGCCAGCGCCTTGGGTTTTACTGGTGACAAGGCTGTAAACGCCACCAGAGAAGTAATTCAAGGTTTGTCTGAAATGGCTTTGAAGTCTCGCACCATGCTGACAGGCCAAGGCCAGATCACAGAGGGCGAGCAAAAGCTGTTGATTAAGGCTCGAAGCGGTGACATTGATTTCACCAAAGGTGAACTGAAAACCATCTTTGACGTTTCTGATCGTGCAGCCAAAGCGCAGTACAACCAAAGCCGGAAATTGCTGGAGTCGGCAGCCAAACAAAGCCCAACCGCACAAATGTTTCTGGAAAACATGCAACCACTTGCCACGCAAGAAGCTCCAAAACCAGCGGCGGCACCAGCGCAAGCAGCGCCAGCAGCAGCAGTCCCAGGTATGCCAGCAGGCTTCCGTGTGATTCAAAGAGGCCAATAAATGGCAATCTACAAAGTCGAAGCACCAGACGGAAGCATCATTGAGCTGGAAGGCCCAGCAAATGCAACTGATGCCCAAATTGGACAAGCAGCGCAAGCCGCATTTGCTCAGCGTCAAACCTTCAACGTGCAAACAGCCCAAGGGCAAAACGTTGCAGTGGATGTGCGCTTTCCAGAGGTAGCACCGGCTCCAGCACAACAGCCTCAGCAACCAGGGGTTTTGCAGGAGATTGGCCGACAAGTTGGCCTCACGGGGCGTGGTGCTATTGAAGGCGTCACAGGCTTGGCTGGCATCGTGATCGACCCGGTAACAAGGCTTGCAAACATTGCATTGCCTGCTACTGCACAGATCCCAACCATGCAGCAGGCCACAGCCCAAGTACTGGATACGGCAGGATTTCCACAGCCACGAAATGCTGTGGAGCGCATGGTGAATCAAGCCGTTCAAGGAGTTTCAAGTGGAGGCGGAATGGCAGCAGCAGGTCGTGTCGCTCAAATGTCGGCAGCACCAGTGACAAGCGAAGTCGGAAGAATGTTGGCCGCGCAACCTGTTGCACAAATGGCTGGTGGCGCAGGTGCTGGAGCAGCAGGGCAGGCCGTGCGAGAAGCCGGTGGAACGCCAGCAGGTGAAATCGCGGCCAGTCTTTTGGGTGGAGTCGCCGGTGGTGCAGCAGCATCCAGAGCAATGGCGCCAACCCGCGCACCATCCCCAGCACCAAGGGTGCAGCCAATCGTTGAAGAAGCAGGCCGTCGCGGTGTTCCTGTTATGACCTCTGACGTTGTGCCACCAGAAACATTTATTGGAAAAGCAGGGCAACGCCTTGGCGAGCGCATCCCAATTGCTGGTACTGGCCCACTTCGAGCAGAACAACAGCAAGCTAGGATTGAGGCAGTTCGCAATGTGCTGCGTGACTTTGGTGCAGACGATGCGGCCAACCTCAGCGACGACATCATGAAGGACTTGGCCACAAAAAGATCTGCTGAAATCCAAAAATATGCCAACTCCAAAAAGGAAGTCATCAATCGCTTGGCAGACAAAGGAGAGGTTCCAGTGCCTCGCGCATTGGCAGCTATTGATGATCAGATTTCAGACTTGACGCGTCGGCGTACAGAAGGCTCTGACGAAGCAATACAGCGACTGCAACAAATCAAGACCGATGTGCAAAACCGCGATCTTTTTCAGATTGAGGCCTATCGTCAAGATGAGCTGTCCAAAATCTTCAAGGATGACCCAGCACGGCCCATGAGCATTGCGGCCCGTGATGCTGGAGAAAAAGCATTGCGCGCAATCTACGGACCTGTCCGTGAGGACATGATCGACTTCATCAAGCAAACTGGAGAACGCCGTGATGTCGATAAATTCATGGTTGCCAACAAGCGACTGAGCGAAACAGCCAATGAATTGAAGATGGCCTCTCTCAAGTCGGTGCTGAAATCTGGCGAGGCAACATCTGAAGTTGTCAACCGACTTTTGTTCAGTCAGAAACCAAGCGAGGTGCGCCAGCTTTACAGCAGCCTGACACCAGCAGGTCGTTCCACTGCACGCGCCTCCATTTTGTCGCAAGCCGCTGACAAAGCAAAGTTTGAAACACAGGACGGAACCAGAATGTTCAGCCCTGAAAAGTTCAATGCAGAAATCAAGCGGCTGCAACCCCAAATTGGAGTCTTTTTCCGTGGCGACGACTTGAAGCAAGTTGAAGGTTTGTCTCGCGTGCTCAACCTGACACGCAGGGCAGGCGAAGCAGGGGTGGCAACGGCCACAGGTCAGGAGACAGTGCCATTTGTCGCAGGAAGCGCTTTACAGAGCTTCCTGGGCAGCTTTGGCGGCACTTTGGCAGCGGCTGGTGGTATTGGCCTGACAGCTCGCATCTACGAATCTGCGCCAGTGCGAAATTTGATGATGAAACTAGGCACTGCAAAGCGTGGATCAGCCGAAGAAGCGGCCATTGCAAAGCGCCTGCTGACCACTATCCAGACACAGAGCGAAGCCATCCAAGCCAAGGCGCAAGAGGCAGCAGAATGACGCATTGCCACCAGTGCAGCCTTGAGCGACAATCCACCATCCAGGAGAACCAGTAAATGTCCATGATTGAAGTTCAACCACCGTACCCAGCATTTGCTGGCGCTGACGGACAGCCGTTGGAGAATGGTTACATCTGGATCGGCACGGTCAACCTCTCGCCCCAGGTCAACCCCATTGCAGTCTATTGGGATGCAGCTAACACCATTGCAGCACCTCAGCCTATCCGCACGCTCAACGGCTACCCATCACCGAGGTTAATGGGGGGGCTTCTGAGAATGCCACATTACCGCCAGTCACGGTGTAGGTGTTCTGGTTCTGGTACACGCCGTTGATGAAGATGGCGCTTGGTACAAAAGACACCGCGAAAATGGTTTGCACGCCATTGCCAGTTGCATTGGAGGCCACAAAGCCATTGCCTGACAAGTTCTCGTTCAGAGAGGGGTAGACCACGCTGCCTTTGGAGTCAAGCCCTTGGATGCTGTAATCGGTGGCCACG